AAACCAGGAGAAAGGCCGTGAGCGATGAAGAAGATAACCAACCTGATCAAGAAGCACCTAAAGACAATGTCTTTGAGTTTAAGCCAATCGGACTTCCGGAAGATGAGGAAGATGCATTTCTTAGCTGCCCTGAGTGTGACAGCCCTTTCTGGTGCGTATCTGCGGATTTTAGAGTCCAGTGCGGGTGGTGTGATTGGGAACTCAATTTCGATGATTTAGAAGATTAATTTTTATTAAGGGGATTTATATGAGCGTAATAATAGTATTGGATTTAGAAACAACAGTTCAGTTTGGTGAGGATAAGAAGAAGGACAATAGTCCATACCATCCAAAGAATAAGATTGTATCTGCTCATTGGCGGATGGTTGAAAGTGGTGAGCTTGGCCCGGCGCAACGGGTGATTACCCACCACAATGACTACAAGGGTACACCTGATTTAACAGAACTCAAAGAGGACCTAGCTAGGGCAGAGATTATTGTATGTCATAACGCTAAATTTGATGTGTCCTACTTATTGGAGACAGGTTTTAGTATACCCGAAACGGTGTACTGTACTATGATCGGTGAGTACATCTTTGCAAGAGGACAGCGGCAAGAACTATCCCTGAAAGCTACTGCAGAACGTAGGGACGTAACCCGAAAGAAGTCTGCCCTGGTCGATGATCTATTTAAGTCTGGTGTTGGCTTCGAGGCAATGCCTCTGGACACGGTCGTCGAGTATGCTGACGCAGATGTTCTCTCGACTGCAGAGATCTACATGGCGCAACAAGAAGACCTGTTAAAAGAGTCTAACAAAGGCTTAGTACCCACCTTCACCCTAATGAATGAAATGCTGCTATTCCTAACCGAGTTAGAGCGTAATGGTATCGCTATTGATAAAGACATCCTACTGGACGTTAAGGATGAATTCACTAGGGAGAAAAATCAGATAGAGAAGGATCTGGATGACATTGTTAAAGATGTTATGGGTGACATCCCTATCAATTTAAACAGTGGTGCAGATATGTCTGCGGTCATATACTCACGCAGGGTAAATGATCGCAACTACCATAAGAATGCCTTTAACATTGGATTAAATGCTAGAGGTAAGCCCCTACCACCTCCTCGTATGAACGCATCCAAGTTTGCTAATACTGTACGGAAGTCTACTCGGCGGGTTATGAAGGCCATAGCAAGTCACTGTGAGGTTTGTGATGGTAGAGGAAAAACCCGTAAGCGTAAGGTGAATGGCGAACCATTTAAGAACCTATCAACTTGTAGCACTTGTGAAGGCCGTGGATTCACTCTAGCGGAGACAGGACAAGTAGCAGGATTAAAGCTAGTACCTACCCAAGCAGCGGACGCTAGTATCAATGGATTCAAAACGGATAAAGGCACTATTAAAAAACTGATTGAGCAAGCTAGAGCTAAGGACAATCTTAAAGCGATAGAATTCCTTAAAAAGATTTCTAGGCTTAATGCTGTTAGCACTTACCTAGACTCATTCGTTAAAAATATAGAAGGCTCTACCCGTGAGGACGGGTTACTACACGCCCAGTTTAACCAGACGATAACTCGCACAGGTAGGCTATCCTCCAGTAAACCCAACTTCCAAAACATCCCTAAAGGCCATAAGTTTCCTGTACGCAAAGCCATAGTTTCCAGGTTCAAAGGAGGAACGATTGTCGAAGCGGATTTCAGTGGTATGGAATTCCGTGTTGCTGGGGAATTATCTAGGGATGAGCAGATTATCAATGATGTTCTAGGTGGTAAGGATGTACATAAACAAACAGCCTCTATCATCAATCAATGTGAAGTAGATGCAGTGGATAAGCATATGCGGCAGGATGCCAAGGCGTATACATTTGCTCCCTTGTACGGTGGTATGGGTGCAGCAGAGCCTCCACATGTCCAAGCCTACTTTAAGGAATACTTTAATATCTACAAAGGTTTGGCTAAGTGGCACAAAGAGCTAATGGATGGCGTACTTCGTGACGGTCTTATTAAACTTCCTAGTGGAAGGGAGTTCTACTTCCCTAATTCCCGTAGGTTAGGCAATGGAAGAATTACCAATGCTACCGCTGTAGTGAATTACCCCTGCCAATCCTTTGCAACTGCCGACTTAGTTGTAATTTCCTGTGTTCGTGCGTTGAAGCGTTTCAAGAAAGAAAACTTTAAGTCACGCCTGATACTGACCGTACACGATTCGATTATAGTAGACGTACACCCGGATGAAGATGCGAGAGTTAAATCTGCATTGAAATGGGCTATGGGGGGATTAGCCTCTGAGGTTAAAGAACGGTACGACTATGACCTTATTTTACCTTTGGATATTGAAATTACCCAAGGCGTAAATTGGATGTCACAAGACGAGATAAATCTTGACTTAGTGGCGTAGTTAATGTACTTTTAAAACTTAACTTATTATTTAACTAACGTATCTATACGGAGACTTTATGAACGAACTTACTACTGTAAGCAAAAGTGAACAAAACGAACTTGCCGCTGCAATGGGCATGGGCGGAACCACTAACGCCAGTTCAGGTGATCGACTTGCTGAATTGAAAATTAATTACATGGAGGAGAATGACCAGGGGCAAGATTTACCCCGTGGGCAGTTCTACATCAAGGGTTCTGAAGATGAACCTGTATACGCGAAGTCTGTGAACTTTCGTCCATTAAGCCAGTTGTTCCAGTGGCTGCACTATGATGCAGAAGAAAACAAACTGGTCAACAAAACTTTAATGATTCCAATGCTTTTTCAGGAATCACGGGATATGAAGGGTACCGTTCGTTGCGGTAAACCTGCCAGTAAGGTTCTTAAAGAAATGACTAAGGAAGAGCAGAGCCGATATAAAGATATTAAATGCTTCCGCCAAGTGCGTGGCCTTGTGTCTTATGAAGGTAAGAATGCTTCTGGTGACAAGGTAACCATTGAGAACCAGCCAGTTGTCCTGATGTTGAAAGGTAGTAACTTTAATCCTTTTGAAGATGAGTTCCTGAAGAAATTACCTCGTGGCCGTCAAATGCATGAGTATAATGTGAAAATTGGAACTACTAAAACCAGAGGCGATGCCGGTAATGTTTGGTGGGTAATGAAATACGAAGCTGATATTACCAATACTCTGGGTATGGATGATCAGGTTTTTGAAACCGTTAAAGTCATGCATGACATGGTTAAACGTGAAAATGAAACCATCCAATCTGCACACGATAAAGCTCTCAGAAATGACCAGCTATCGGATGATGCTATAGGTGCTATCATTAATACTAGTCTAGATGATGATTTAGTAGACAACGCTTAATCTTACCTCCCTTTAACCCAGAGGTATGCTATGTCTCTAAATATTCTTGAAACACAGATCCGTATGGTACTCGATAAGCTCTCCAATGGGGAGCATGTTGAGTATGAGGAGAAGTGGATAGATGAAGCTGGAGAGATGTTTAAAGACACTCTCCGCAAGCAATTATCCCCCCGTGAAAAAGACTTCCGTATTCGCATGTCGAATGTCGGGAAACCTTTATGCCAACTTCAGAAAGAGAAGTCTGGCGCACCTAAGTCTAAAAACCCCTACAACAATATTGTTCGATTCATGCTCGGTGATGCCACTGAAGTATTGGTCGAGCTGTACCTGAAATTAGCCAAGGTAAACATTACTGGCGGTAAAGATAAGGTGCAGATGGAGGTAGGTAACACCACTATCAGAGGCGAAAATGATGTTGAGATCGATAATAAGGTCTACGACACAAAGTCATCTAGCCCGTGGGCCTACGAGAACAAATGGAGTACTGGTTGGGAAGGTGTAGCGAAGGATGATGCGTTTGGCTACATACCTCAGTTACTAGGGTATAGCGATGCGTCTGATAAAGAACCTGGGGGATGGATTGTTGTAAATAAATCCACCGGGGAATTACAGGTCGTGGATGCTGAATTTAGTGAGGTAGATAAAGATACTATCCGTACCAAGATTCGCAAGAATGTTGATATGATAGCGTCTGATGCTCCTTTTGAAAGGTGCTTTGACCCCCAAGACGAATACTTCCGAAAAGTTGATACAGGAAACAAACGTCTGAGGATGAATTGTACCTTCTGTTCCTTTATGAATGACTGTTGGCCTGAAGCAAAGTACCGCCCCCAGACCGGCAGTAAGGCTAAGAACCCTAGGTATTATTGGTATGCAGAGTACGCTGACTGATGTCATTTAAAAACTTGCGGCGAACGGCTATCGCCAATGGGTATCGATCAGGATTGGAAGAAGATATTGGATTACAACTTAAAGAAGCAGGAGTGGCGGCGGAGTATGAACCTTTTCGTATTCCGTTCACTGTTCCTATCCAAAATCGTAATTACACCCCCGATTATGTTTTACCGAATGGTATTGTTATTGAGTCTAAAGGTCGTTTCACCCCTGAAGATCGCAAGAAGCATATCTACATTCGAGATGAATATGGGGCGGCATTAGACTTGAGATTTGTATTTAATAATCCAAGAGGCAAACTCCGAAAAGGTAGCAAGACGACCTACGGGGATTGGTGTGAAAAGAATGGGTTTTTATTTGCGGCCAAAGAAATACCGAAAGAGTGGCTTAAAGAAAAACCAAAGAAGCGTTCCCTAAACCTATTAAGTAAATTGAGAGAAGTATAATGGAGAATGAATTTATTGGGGCTTTTGTAGAGATGACCCCCTCTGTAAATGAAGAAGGGGTAGACTTCCGTTTCGGTTGGGAAGGTCTTGATGCAATGGATGATGATACCGTTGAATTACTAAAGAACCTAGTTGCAGGAATCTTTGGTATGATGACCACTCAGGATGACGATGTTGTTGAAGTTGGTAAGCTCGTCCGAAAGGTGAGTGCCTTCGATGAAAGTATTGAGCCTGTCAATGACAACGAGATCATGTTCACAGCGGATGAAGAGCTTCTATCAGAAGTGGAAGCAGAAACTAAAATCATTGATTTAAAAACCTTTAAACCTAACAAAAACCAAAAACATTAAGGAGTAAACCTCATGGAGAATTCATTAGATGATGCCTCTCCCGACCAATGGGATGCGGCTTGGAAGGCTGCCAACACAACAGGCTCAGGTTGTTGGAGTGCTACAACTGACGATCTTATTAACCACCCACCCCACTATAATGTAGGGGAAATTGAAACCATCGATTACATTATTGATGTTTTAGGTAAAGATAAAGCCGCCGCTTACTGTCATGGTAATGTACTTAAATACACAGGTAGTCGCCTATGGGCAAAGGCTAACCCTCTCCAGGATGCTAAGAAAGCCGATTGGTATCTCAGTAAGATGATTGAGCTTATGGAGCCTGCCCATGACGAATAAAGTTTGTATTGATTTAGAAAGAGATGGATTATTTGATGACCTTGGACTTACCCGACTGCGCGAAAGCTATATGCGCGAAGATGAAACCAGCCCCCAAGAACGCTTTGCATTTGTCTGCGAAGAGTTTGGCTCCAACCCCGAACACGCCCAACGACTCTATGACTACACCAGCAAGCACTGGCTCTCATTGTCCACGCCTATTCTTAGCTACGGAAGGAGCCAGAGGGGAATGCCCATTAGCTGCTTCCTGTCCTATCTCCATGATAGCTCCGAAGGATTAGTCGATACTTTATCTGAGGTTAACTGGCTATCTATGTTAGGTGGTGGTGTAGGCATTCATGTTGGTATCCGTGGATCTGATGATAAGTC